ATTTGATCATTCAATCTTTCAGCGATTGATTCAAATTTAAACTCTACAACATATATTAGCATACCATCAGCAAAAAGAGAAGAGATGATAGGTAAATTAACACTTACATCTCTTTCATATCTACTTCTGGTATAATCATTGAAACATCCACCACCATTAGTTCTTTTACCAGTATAGTTCTTAGGTTTAATTTCTTTCTCAACACCATTGATATCAATAGCATCACGACCTAGTTTACCTGGTATAGTTTTACAACCTGCAACAGCAGCAGTTATCTGCTCACGTAATGTAGAACTATTTGGGTCAGACATATACTCTTTGTATAGTTCTTCAAATAGTTCTCCTTGATTCTTAGTTGGTTTACCCAACGCACGATCTACTGCTAGTTTGAGTAGTTTAGTTGAGAACATTGTAATTTGTATTTGTGCTCATTATAGCATAAAAATACCCCCTGTAAAGGGGGTATGTGACAGTTTGTAATGTGTGTTACCAAGCCCAAGAAGCAGCAGAATATCTTTTACCTTTTGTTGCTTCAGTCACACCATGAGGAAATAGAAATAGAGAGGGAAACATTATGATATCACCTTTACCAAGTGGAACAACATAATCCTTCCAGAAAAATAGATCAGCACCCTCATAGTCATCATTTAGATTTAATATTAAACTGAAAACTGGTATACCCCTTTCAAATCCATCAAATAGTGAGCGTATATGATCATGGTGCTGTCTCATAATTTGACCACTACTATAGCGATTGAATTTAAGTAAAGAAAACTTACTCATAAACTCTTTTGTTTTCTCACTAGGATATGAATACTTCTGTTCATATGCAAGACCAGCTTTAATTATAAATGGGTCTAATTCTTTTTGCAACTCTGAAGTAGAATATTGAACATCAAGTTCCATTGTTTCTTCAGAACCAAATGAACCACTAGCAGAAGTATACCAAGTATGAGGTTTCCACTCTCTTGTTTCAATGTCTTGAATAACATGGTCACATATATTTGCAGGAATAATACCTCTTTCTATATGAATCAGGTCTTTGAGTTGTGTATGTGGATTATTCATCTAGATAAAGGATAGTTTTGTTGGTTAGATATAAGTTCACTAACAAAAAACCTTAAAGTATATCTTGTTTGACTATTATATGATGTAGCAGTATGCCACTCATCACCAGAATAAAAGACCAAACGATTGTACTGATTCTGTACTCTCATAGTCTCTTCAAATTTATCATAGTGATCTTGACAAATCTGTTCAATATTATCTACATCTTCACCAGCATGATACTTTGCAATAGGATCTAACAATTCCTTTTGTCTAATGATATAACTATCGTCTTTTAATTTGTAAAATGATGTACCTGTATCTCTTGGTGCATCTTTATTCAAATATATGACACCTGCACATATTGCTCCTTCTGAGTCAACATGTATAATACCTTTGTTTAGAATACCCTCGTCTTTAGATTCTATTCTTTGAAACTCCATGTCAATACAATATTTGACAGGATAGTTTAGATCCCAATAATATCCTAGGATCTTACGAATAATATCATCAAATAGATCTTGATCTATTTCATGTATTTTAAATTTAGATGCTACACCAGGATGATTTGTGTGACCTGGAGTTTTATACTCAGCATTCTTTGCTAAATCTAGAACATAATCAGGATCATCAAGAAAGTCATCAACTACAAGAGTTGGAAATAATATCACTGCTTACCTGTTGGTTTATTCTCCCATATGATATCACCATAAGAATCCACAACGTAAGCATGGATGTAGTGATCAGCATCAGGGCACTCTGATTCTAATGGAAACCATGCACCTGCATAGGTGCTTGCTGCTGTTTCTTCATCAAATGAAATAGTATTAAATAATCCACCTTGTTTCATTATATCCATCACATAATCATCAACGATTGGTGTATAATATGTTGTTACAGTTGCTTTCTTAGTTGCATCTAAACTATTATATTTGTCTAGATTAAAATGCACCAATGTTTTTTGATGTCTCTGTGCATATGATGCAACAAGATCAAATATTTGTAGTTCGTTACCTTGTATGATCATAATTAACTCCCTAGCTTATCAATTTCATTTTGACATTGTATAAGCAAATTCTCTAAAAATACTTTTTTCTCATCTGTAAAAGTTTCATTTTGTGATTCTTGAACACTTGCTTTTACTTTATTATACTCATTAATAAAGGTATCAAAGTATGCTCTCTCAGTGTAAGATTTAGTGAGTAAATAATGTGCTATTCTATCTCTATACTTCTTGAGATAATGTGATGCTAATGGTAAAAACTGGTCATCTGTTGCTAGATAATCTTTACCTGCGTTCTCAGTCTTGTATATTTTATTATAGAAGTCAGGTGAGATAGGAAACTTAGTACCCTCAACATTAGTGGAGAATTCTGTTGTTGCAGGTATATCTCTAAGTTTAGTTCTATACAATGTATACTGTGCTTTAGTATCAGCATCAAGTGGAGAATCTGAACCTAATGTCCAGTCAGTTTCAGTTAATAGAAAATCTCTTGCAAGTCTTACTGATAGTGGGGAGACAGCTCTTGCTTTAGCATACATTGCACCGAGTTCATTCTGGAACTCTACATTCTCAATGGCATCAATAGCATACCATCCTTCAATTAATTTATCCTTGAATGTATCAGCAACAGAACTGGATACTTGCTCCATTTCATAATCTTTCCATTCATTAGTATTAGTCTTGAAGTTCATGATATATTTTCTGCGTTTAGCAGTATATGTACCATTATCAAAGTAATAAAATGATATCAATTTATCTTTGTCAGTATCCCATGTAGGATACATTAAAGGAACTAACGTATCAGTCCAATATGTTTGTGGAATTGGTTTTGCTATGCCATTGTAAGACAATTCTTGTCCAATAACATTTAACTCAACTTGTATGTCCATGTTCCTAGTGTATTCTCCGTTAGTATTTAGAATGCTTTGATTAAGTACTTGCAAGTAACATAAGGTGTGATCAAAGGTACGTCATAATCTGGATCAATAGTTGCCTGTGGTTCTATCTTAGTTGTTGATTTCAATGTCATTGTAGCATCACTACAACCCATACCAGAACTATATGTAATACCTGGTCCTGTTTCACCTTGTACATTATATTCTAAGAAATCAACAGTATTTCTCTTAATAGCACCAGCTGCAGGCACAAATACCAATGTTGTTGCTTTCTCTCTAAAATAATAGAACTCACATATACCATAATGGTCATATTGACCACCACCAGAATGATCTTGTCCACCTTGTTCAGATCTTTCTTGATATAATCTAATTTTTGTGCCTGGTGCTCTTGCTGCTTGTGGCATTGCAACAGCATAAGTATACCATTGAGTGTCACCTGATGCACCATCATGTGCTTGATTTTGACCACATGCAGGAACGATCATACCAGTGAGAGGATCAGTTCTTGTTGCCGATGGACTAATAATATTATCAATATAAACCCAACTAGCAGAACCTGCTAGTTGATATTCTACTTTTAATCCTTCTTCTGGTACATCACCACCATTTACACCATTTCCTCTACATGCCTTAATACCAAAATAATTGACAGATGTGGTATCTTGTGCTTTTAATACTGCAAATCTATCTCTATTTGTAGATAAACCTGAACCACCAAACAATAAGAAGTTTGTATATGCAGATGAATTACCTTGCAATGTTAATCCAGTTACTGATACATTAGCGAAAGAGGATGTAATAAAAGACCCAGAACCAGCACCATGTAATAGGTAAACATAAGGTTGCTCAGTATATCCTGTATTAGTACCAGCAGTAGTACCAAGATTAACAGCAGTAACTACACCAGCTGTAAGTGATGCTGTTGCTGTGGCATGCCCAGTTCCTGACTGAACATATCCATTAGATGAAGTTGTACCATCATTAGATTTACCACCACCACGGAATAATACTGTAGGAACTTGTGTAACTGGCAGTTTAAAATTACCAGTAACACCTGTACCAGAACCATTACCTTTAATTTCAACATCCCAAACAGTTGCATTCTGGGATGCAGATTCAACTATATCACCTGTAGTTGTACCTATTGTACCTCCAGTATATCCACTAATAGTTCCAAATCCAATTTTTGCATATCCATTAATACCAGGACTTGTTGCTCCAGAATTATTACCAGATGCCTGTGCAGCTGCACCACCAGCACCTACAACAACAGTAATCGCTGGTGGATTATTAACTTCAGACCAATCAACATTACCAAACCAAGTTGCTGCTGATCCACCTCCACCACCTGCGGCTGTCCAATAGTTAGCATTATAATCTATATCAAGTTTTACAGAACCATTAGTGTCAGTATGATCTGTTAAATTACCAGATGAAAAATAAGTTGTTTTATATTCAGAAAGTCCTTGTTGTCCACCAACACCACCTTGGTGACCACCCCAACCACCAGGAGTACCGCCAGGACCGCCAGGTGCACCACCACCACCATATCCACTACCACCACCAAGGTTTGTACCAGATGATACACCAGCACCACCTGCACCACCTCCTCCACCAACACATCCATATTTTCCACCAACTCCCCCAGAACCAGATAATATATTCCCTTGTGAAGATGCTGTTAATCCTTGATATAAACCAGCACCACCAGGATATGAACCACCTGCCTGACCTGGTGCATCGTTTACTCCTCCTTCTCCACCGTCAGCACCACCGCCGCCACCGCCACCAGCTCCAACAACAATTGATGTTCCTCTTTTTAATATAGTAGCAGCACCGCCACCACCACCGTGTCTGCCACTTGCTCCTTCTCCACCATAACCACCATCAGCATTCATAGAATTTTGTCCACCATTTCTACCATTTCCACCAGTACCAATAACAACATTCCAACCTCCACTAGGAGTATTGAGAAAATCAGAGAGTTGACTTTGAGCAACTTCAACATCTACCTGAGCACCATAACCACCTTTATTATTCTCTGTGGTTGAAGATCCTTTGCTTACTCCATCACCACCCTTTGCTCCTCTAACTCTGAAAGTTATGTTTGTAAATCCACCAGTGGGTAATCCAGTAAACGCACCATCAGATGTCAAAGTTTGAGAATATGAACCACTCAGTCCACCTATCAATATTCTATCACCATCTGATCCTTTACCTTCTAAATTACCAGTCTGTGACTGTGAAACTGATAATCCACCAGCACCACCTCCACCAGGATTAGTTGGAAAATCAACTTCAGTTTGTGTATTATTATCTCCTTGTGATCCACTAACTCCATTTTGACCTATAGAAAGACCAGAAAGTGAACCAGTTTCAGTTGCAGCTCCTCCTTGACCACCAGTACCACCCGTATTTGAATTTGATGGATTTCCTTTCTTTCCACCACCAGCGATTAAAACTAATGTAGATCCTGCTGTTATTGTAGAGTCTCCACCATCATTACCAGATATAGTTCCAGCTGCTCCTGATCCTCCTCCACCAACAAGATTGTAAACTAACTTTTCAGGAGTTCCAGTAATACTAGAGAGTGGTATAGTATATGTGCCAGGATTTGTATACACAAATTCTTGACTATAATCATAGGTAGGCACACCACCAGTGGTTATTTGTCTTCCACCAATAGCAGATGCAGATGTAAATGATGATAATGTTGGGTTTCCAATAGAGGTTTGAAATTCAAATGATCCTGCATTAGAAGCACCAGATGCAAGATAAAACTGATCATCATATGGTATTTCTGTAGTATATCCTGGTTGTGGTTTGAATTCAGCACCACTAGCATTTGATATATCAGGTACATTTTTTAAAGCACCAACATTTTCATCACCACCTTTATAATCCATAAAATCATAGGTAGCGATGGTATTATCTGTAAGCACATTTCTCAATAATGCATGAGAATGTTCTAAAACTACTCCTGTAGTTGGAGTCCATCTTTGAATTTTACCATTCGCAGATTTATATCCTTGTAAATATCTATCACCATGACCTAATCCTGCCCATGTTGAATCACCAGGAATACTATGAAGAATTGCATGACTATGTTGGAATACAGAAGGTAACTTCTTCTTTTCCATAGTTACAGTAACTTTCTGAGAACCAACAATAGTACAACCAACTGTCTCAACAACTGAATCATATCCTGTTGTTGTAATTTTACCTAAAGAAAAATAATTATCTTGTTGATCCCGATCAAGATACCACGCACCACCAGTAGCACCAACTGATAATGATAAGTTACCAATAGTAGGTGAGTTCTGACCAAATACAGGACTATTACCAACAATTTTTTTAGTAACAGTATCAGGAACTTTAAATGTTCCTAAGTATTGTTCACCCCAAAAATTCATCACATTAGCTTGAGTTATATTCTGAATAACTCCAAAATTTAACCTAACAGTAAATGTAGCACCACTACCACCACTTACAGATACTGTTGGAGCAGATGTATATCCTGAACCTGGATTTAATATGTCTATTTCTAAAATAGCACCACTACCATCAACTGTTTTAACAATAGCAGTTGCTTGTACACCACTAGATAAGTTTGGTGCTGTTATTGATACAGTAGAAGATGTTGTATATCCAGATCCACCATTAATTACATCAATACCACTACTTGCTCTTCCTCCATAAGAAGTTCCAATTATTTGATATAATGATGGATAGTCTTTAATATCATATTCAGTGCCATCACAATACAAATATCCATCATGAGTATATGCTGGATCATCACCAGAAATATATGCACTACCATTAAAATCTTCTAATTTATGTGGATTAGTAGCTTTATTAATAAATGAATGATCGTAAGTATTAGCACCAGATTTTAAATTTGCTACTATAGAACCAATAGGTGTGGTATCTTGATAACAATCAGTGTAAAATCCTTTTCTGGTATTTCTATAACTTTGTACCATGATTATATCTTAATTAAATACTCCATTACAATGAAGGGTTGAGATG